ATGCGTTGTTAGATAAGTTTAATGCAGACATACAAGACATAGAAGACAAAGCAGCAGAAGAAAAACGTAAGAAGGAAGAAGAAGAAGAAAAGGCAGAAGAAGAAAGACATCAAAGAACACTTGACAGAATACAAGAAGAGTTTGAGGCAAGGATTAATGCAACAGAGCAGTCTGCAAATATCGAGGTACTTGCTTTAGAAACTGCACACCTTGACAAGATGCGACTTCTTGACCTTACCGATGAGCAACGTGTAGAGGCAGAGAGACAATTGCAACTTGACATCTTGCAAGTACAGAAAGATTCCGCACAAGAGCAACTTGACCTATTGCAAAAGACGGTGCAACTTGCATCTGTTGGTATTGGCCAAATGCCAGAAGGATATCAGCAGACAATGGCAGAGTTAAGTAATGCAATTGCACAGATAAGCTTAGAGATTGACAACATCAGTACGGTATTGCCTGAAGATGAGTCCTTAATTGATATGCTTGGATTAAGTGAGGAGCGTGTAGAAAAGGCTAACATTGCAATGGATACACTTAGCCAGGGATTGAATATAATGACTCAATCTATGCAAGTGCAACAGCAAAACAGAATGAACGCAATAGACGAGCAAGTCAAGCAGGGCGTTATTACTGAGGAAGAGGCTGCACGTAAAAAGGAACGCATTCAAAAAGACTTTGCACGTAAACAGCAAAAGGTTGACATTACACAAGCACTTATAAACACAGCACTTGCAGTTACTTCTGCACTTGCTACTAAGCCATTCCTGCCAATGGGATTGATTGCAGCAGGTATAGCAACGGCCACAGGTGCAGCACAGGTTGCATCTATTAAAGCACAAAAGTTTAGCAAAGGAGGTTTATTATCAGGCCCAAGTCACGCACAAGGTGGCATACCTATGTTTAGCAAAGGCGGAGCGTTTTATGGAGAGGCAGAAGGTGGAGAGGCTGTACTAACAAAGGGAGTAATGGCTAACCCTGCACTTGCATCAATGGCATCAGCAATTAATGTAGCAGGTGGTGGTGTTCCTTTCTTTGCTAATGGTGGTGTACTTGAGCCAATACAATCAGCAACGCCAACAGACCGTGCAGCAGACATTATTGCCTCAGGTATGAAATCACGACAGCCTGTCCTGGTTGTTGAGCAACTGCGAGAACGTGAAAACAGTGTAGACGTAATTGAATCACTTAGAACAATTGGATGACAGACAACATACGTAAAATGATAAACACAGGTGCTTTTGTACCTATCAATGTAAAGCAAATTGCTAAGGCGTACTATCGTGAGCGTTTACAGATTCACGGAGAATCTATGAAGGCTTATAAAGAAACAGCTGAAAAGTTTGGCCGGTCACCTGAATGGGTTAGGAAAATAATGTAAGAAAAATGTTCATAAGGTTTTGCATTTATAAACATTGTGCCTATATTGCATCTATTACTTAATTAATTAAATATTTAAAAATGAATGATTTTTTTGCAAACATGCCCAAAGACCTGGCTTTGAAATGTACTGAGGTTTTTTATCAACTTTCTTACATGGGCCGCGGCCCTGAGGCGAAATGTTATAAAGTTTTTAATTTTGCCTTTTGGATTGGCGAGGACATGAAATATGAAAGTTTTTACGACCAGGCTCATAAGGCTGATTTAGAGGATTGGCGCTCTGAGCTTAAGGATGCTCATAATAGATTTCACTCGGGCAAATATAGACCGGGCCGCCTAATTTGTAACACGTACGACCGGGACGGATTTTTGCATATAGAGATACCGGATTATTTTTTCAACGCCGAGCAAAAAAAGCAAGTTTTGAAAGGCCTCTTTTATGCGATGAATTAATACCAAATTTTTGTTTCGTTTTGGCCCTTCCTTTTGGAGGGCCTTTTTTTATTGAAAAAAATACCAATGGTTTTGCGTATCGTTGCAGAATGCCAATAAACCCTGACAAGCCTGCCTTAACGCAAAGCGATTACGACAGGTTTGACTTTGCTTATGCCAAAGACCTTAAGGATAACTATCCACGTATTTGGAAAGCAGGAGGCAACATTAGAGGAAATGAGGCTTTTGAGTACTTTACAAAGTACAGAGAAGGCGAAAGGACAGAGGGGACGTTGCAATGGGTATCGGAAAGGGAAGCGTGGTGTGCACGTCACTTTGAGGACGGCAGTCAGTTTAAAGACGATACAAGTCCTAACCTTTCCAACATTGCAGGAGTTGTTGCTCAAATCAAATGGGCGTGTGTTGGCACATTAGGCGAAAAGCGTATGAAAGAAATAATCAATACCGTAAAAGCAAAAATCAGCGACTCGTCTTTAACACAGATTACTAACAAGGCCGAAGGCGTGGAAGTTGTGCTATCCGGTGAAGTTGGTAATTGGGACGTTTCTGCAAGGCAGATAGCTGATGCGATAGAAAACAAAACCGGCGTTCCTTTGACCATTAAAATCAACTCAGTTGGTGGCGATGTGTTCGAAGGCTTTGCACTTTACAATGCAATTAAAATGCACGAAGGCCCAACAACGGCAATTGTGGAGGGATTAGCGGCAAGTGCTGCAAGTCTTTTTGCAATGGCTGCCGATGTTGTTGTTATGCGACCTGCCTCAATGATGATGGTTCACAATCCACACACCGTTGCAGCAGGAGAATCAAAAGACTTACGACAATCTGCTGACGTACTCGACAAAGTCCGAGACATTATGGTTCAGCGATATAAAACTAAAACAGGTCAACCTGAAGACTCCTTAATTGAAATGCTTGATGCCGAGACCTGGTTAACACCAGAGGAGGCAGTTGAGTTAGGCTTTGCCGATAAAGTAGATTACAGCGAGGAACAAGTTGGCGGTTTACATTCATCTTTAATCACAAAAATCACAGCAATGTTTAAGACTAAAAGTCAAATAGTTGAGGCGTTAACGTCCAACGAAATCAAAGACCTTGCACTTGGTTTAGATGTATCTGCTAAACTTGAACTCATTAAGGCACTTGCCGACAATGTAGAAGGAGTTGAGGAGGTATGTGTTAAACTTGGCGAAGGCGAAGAGAAGTATATGTCTTCTCCTGAGGTTGCAGTTATCCCTATGGAGGGACACGCTATGCTAATCGCATTAGGCGTATTGGAAGAGCGTGTTGCAGAAGCTATGGAAGAGGAAGAGGAAGAGGTTCTTTCTCAAGAAGAGGAAGAGGAGGAAGAAGTAGCAGCAATGACCGAGGAAGAAGAAGAAGTTGAGGCTGAAGAGGAAGAAGAGGAAGAAGTTCCTGCTTCTAAGAAAAAGTACAAGTCAGAGGTTGAGACCTTATTGGCTGCTGTTACTGAACTCAAGGCTCAAATGGAAGAAATCAAAGAAGAGCGTGCTGCTATGAAAGTACACACTCCTGACAATAAAGCAAGCAAAGTAGATTGGAAAGAGCTTGCAATTCAAAATGCCCTAAATAAAAAATAAAACAAAATGGCTAATATTACTTTAAACAGTTCAACATACGCTGGATACTTTAGCGATGTTACTCTTGCTGCCTCAGTATTAGGAGCAAGAACAATCGAGCAAGGATACGTTACCTTGCACACAAATGTAGATGACAAGTACACCGTTGTATTTGCTGACTCTGATGTTGCAATCGAGGATGCTAACGGTACATTCTCTTCATCTTCAACTGCTGACCTTTCTGAAATCAAGTTTGAGTTAGGTAAGTATATGATTAACGCAGAGATTGACTACAAGAATCTTGATAACTTTTGGCTAGCATCACAGCAACCACGAGGTGCTGCAGGAGACTACGTTCCACCTGCTTCTTTAGAAGATGCCCTCAATGCACACTTCGCTCAAAAGGCATCACTTTTCGTTGGAGCCTCCATATGGAGTGGTTCTGCATTAGCGGTTTCTCAGTTTGGTTCTTCTCAAGGAATTTCTCAAGGTGGTTCAAACTCTGTAACAGGTTTGATTGACACTATGTTGGCTGATGCTGACGTTGTTGACATTGCTGTTGGAGGTACTTACAAGCAGACTATTACAGGTTTCTCAAAAGCCGCAGATGCAATTATTACTGTTGCCAATACTGATGACTATGCTATTGGAGACAAAATTACTTTTGAAGGACTTGCAGGTTCTGCATCTTGGACTGCTTTGAATGGCACAACTGTTGCAATCAAGTCAATCCCTTCATCAACAACTTTAACTATTGAAACAGATACTTCTGCATTCACAGGTACTTATACTGCTTCAAGTGGTTCTTTAACTTGTATCAACAAGAACAATGTTGTTGCTGCATTTGAAGAAGTTTACCGAAATATGAGCGACTCAATCCGTCTTGCTCCTGATACGGTTTTTTACGTTCCTTCACGAGTTGCTGCTGCTTACAAATTGAAGCAAGCAGAGGCTGCATACTCTCCTAATGTTTACTCTCAAGACTATGAGTTGTCTTTCTTAGGCTACCGAGTTCTTGAGATTCCAGAGATGCGTAACAACGCTATCGTTTGCTCTCGAATTGCAGGATTGCACTTTGCAACTCCACTTATCAGCGACCTTAACCAAGTATTGATTGTTGACCAATCAACTACTTCTGCAAGTCGCACTATCCGTTATCGCTTAGACTTTGCCTTTGATGTTGCTATCTCTGATGGTAAGAACATCACACTTCTAAGCTAATTTTTTAACTTTATAAAATAGCATAGAAATGGCATTATCAAGTTTAACCGTAGAAAAGTGTAACAGAGTCGCAGGTGGTATAAAACGCCTGTTACTTTGCGACCTTGCAAATATCACATCAATCTCTTTCGATGTCGCTGCATCTAACCACGCAGTTGATGACTTTGTTTTTGCAACACCAGGTACAGGGTTTGTAGAGTTTACCTTCAAGAAGGGTGAGGCTCGATACGAGTCAAATACTGAGCGTCAAGACAACGGAGTTGATGTTACAACCGTGAACATCTTTATGAACGTTCCTGCACCAACATCTGCACAACTTTACTCTTTAGAGCAATTGCGTGACACTTGTGAATTGGTTGCAGTTGTTCAAGAGTTTGGTTCTGACAATGAGTTAAGAGTATTAGGTGCTGACCAAAGCGAGTTAGGGACTCTTGAGTTCAACTCTCTTAACGGTGGTTCAGGTTCTGTACGCACAGATGCGAACACATTTGAACTCAACCTAATGGGAATGCAAGAGCAGATTCCTTTTGTCTTAACTGAAACCACAGGTAATAACGTTTCTCCAATAACAGACCACGATTTGATTATTGCAGAATTATTATCACCTGCTGCTTAATATGACTTACAAGGTCAAAAAACGATACATTGGAAAGTCCATCTCCTTCGTTGGAGGTGGGCTGACCTTTGTGTTTCCAATAGACGGCTCTAATCCTTACAATGAAAAAACCTGCGAACAATTCCCTAAATTCTTTGAATGCGTTTCAGATACTAAACCTTCTGGACGAAAGTCACGAAAAGCCGACAATGGGGTCGGAGATAGTGGGGTATCGAGGGACAAAGTGGATAAAGTGGGGAGAGGACGGAAACGCAGGCCTGTTTCCACAGAGGATAGCGGAAGCATACCAGAACAGCAAAACGCTGAGAGCAGTCCTAACGCAGAAGAGCAACCTGGTAGCCTCGGACCTGAAGACGGAGAACGAGAGCCTACAAAAGAAGATTGATAAGTTCACGAGTCCAAAGACTCACTACGACCTTAGACAACTTATCTACCGTGTTGCTTTAGACGTACAATTGCACGGTGAAGGCTTTATAAAAGAAGTCCGTTACATCGAGTACGCAGGCAACACACCAATTAAAGAGCGTAGTTTTGCAATGCACTTAGATGCATCACAAGTACGTTTTGCATCCGATGTTGACGAATACCTTGAGCCGACAGGCGTATGGGTTTCTAAGAATTGGGCACATTACTCACGCAATGAGTACCGACCTTATAGACTACCTTTATCTGGGTATGGCTATGAGGATTTTGTCGATGAGCAAGACCGAGTATTTAAGAAGGTTTGTGTGCATCGTGTTGGCGATTACGAGCCTGCAATGCAAGTCTATGGACGAGCCAATTGGACAGGTGCATACTATGATGCAATACTTGAGAATCTATTGCCTCGATTCAATTATACGCATTTACAGAACTCTATCCATCTAAGTGGTATCCTAAACGTAGAGATGCCATTCACACCAGATGACGATACAGCCAAAGAGATACGAGATAGAATCCGTGAGCAGTTAAAAGGAGAGTCTGCCTTTGGGCCAAGTACTCCTGTAAACATCTCAGGAGGCGATGGTAAACTTTCGCTTGTACAATACAACTTGCCAACTGACGGTGCGTTTAAAGACTTAGGACGTACTTGTGAGCGTAACATTATTATGGCAGCCGGATGGCATCCGTCATTGATGGGAGTTGAGGAAGCAGGTAAATTAGGCAACGTGCGTGAAGTAGAGAATCACCATAGACGAGTAATGCAATATGAAATCGAGCCATTACAAGAGAAGATACTGCACACCTACCTGCACACCTTAGAAGGCACGGAGTACCACGAACTTGCAGAGCAGTATCCAATTATGTTTGAGAACAAGCCAATGTTTACAGCACTTGACTATGTAAGCCAAGCGAAGATTGACGAGGCAGTTCCATTATCTGAAATTCAAAAAGAGTTAGGTTATGCCGTTGATGACAGCGAGTGATATTGTAACAGAAGCGTTTTACGCTAACTTTGACCCTGCCGACATTAAGGCACGGTTCATTGACTTGATTGAGGACAACACGATTAAGCCTATTCTGGGTGATACGTTATATGCCTCTGTAAGCGGTGGGAGTCCATCTGCTGACGAGATAACACTTAGAGATACCTACGTTAAACCTTTACTTGCCTATGGCGTGAAATCGCTTGTATTAGCAAACAACAGTCCACGCATCAGCAATGTAGGTGCAGCATATCCAAACACACCAAACGCAACTGCGACTGATGAGGCTCGTATGGTTGCACACAAACAAAACGAAACCTTAGTCCAACAACTACGTCAACGATTGATTGACTACTTACGTGATAATGCAAACACGTATGGATGGACTGAACAGAATGATTCCGATTTTATCACCAATTCAATATTTGTAGTATGAGTTCAATAGTAGAATTTATTCAAACTTGGGGATGGCAAATTGCCTCCATCTTATTAGGTGCTGTCGTATTTTACGACCGATACATTGCACCGTTAACAAAGTCTAAAAAAGACGACGAAATACTTGAGCGCATACTTGAGTTACTTCCAGATGCAATCGAGGAACGTCTATTTGTAGAAAAAGAGGAGGAGGACAAGAAGAGTGCTGAGTAAGTTCCTTGCCTCGCTTATAGAGTTCCTTGCAGGCTTTGGTCAGGCTCTGCCAACAATAGCAGACAACCAAAGAACACGCTTAGAGATTAAGCGACCTGCAAAAGAAGCACGAGCTAAATTGCGTGCAACTCGAATTAAAAGGAGGCAGTTACGAGCAGAGCGGAAACTTCGCAGACGTGCAAAAAAGAGTGATACATAAAAGCATACTTTCAACGATACTTACAGCAATTGGTTGGTTCTTACTGCCGATTGCCTGGTATCTTGTATTCACTCTTGCCTTAGTGCTTGCAGACCTTTACACAGGTTGGAAAGCATCCAATATGAAGTTTATCAGTCGAGGCATACGCAGGACAATCGACAAGGTTGTGATGTACTACCTTGCTATCTTGTTAGCACACGCCTTTGACCTTATCTATTTATCAGACGGTGGACTAATTGTAAGCTTTGCAGTTAGTAGTGTAATCGCATCGACAGAAATACTTAGCGTTTTTGAAAACATACAACGACACACTGGCACAGGGTTATTATCAGCAGTCAAAAAGTATCTCAATGGTAATCTTAAATCCTGAAGGTGGAGGTACTATTGCAGGGCAATACAATGGCAAACACTCTCCTGAGTTTAGACACGGCATCCTTAACGGTGGCAATTTTAGTCGTTGGATATGCAATGACCTTCAAAGAGAATTAGATTACGAGACAATCCACTACACTAACATCTGTCCAGAACTAAGCAACGTATCTGAGTGTACACGTGTACAGCGTTTAAACAGCTACACAATGGCATTCGACACGTTTGCCTTGTCTATCTATACCGGAACACACGAAAGGTCAGGAATACGCATCTTAGGCAACATCCGAGAACGTAGCGAGGAGATAGGGGAATTGCTATACGAAGAAATGTCTATTAATATGGAAGGATGGCAAATGCCTGTTGAAAAGGTTTGCTATGATTTGGAACACGAACACTCTATTTTAAAGAAACCAAAATGTCCGTCTTTTGTTATATATGCAGGAAGTGTTGACTTATACTATGATTATAGTCGAATGATTAACTTGCAGTTTCAAGAGTCACTTGTTGGTGCATTATTTAATACAATCAAAACTATATGTCAGAAATCAGGCCAAGACTAAGCGGACAACGAAGGAAAGCATTTGAAAATTTAACACGTGACGAGCGAAGGATTCTTGTTATTGGAGACATACACGAGCCATTTTCTCTTGATGGATATTTGGGATTTTGTCAAGACGTTTATTCTCGCCATAATTGCAACCAGGTTATATTTATTGGGGATTGCATAGACTCGCATTATAGCAGTTACCACGAGACAAGTCCAAACGGATTAGGTGGAGGCGAAGAGTTACAACTTGCCATTGACAGACTAAAGGATTGGGCCGATGCGTTTCCTGTTGCTGATGTAATTATTGGCAATCACGACAGAATGATAATGCGCAAGGCATTTAGTAGTGCAATTCCTCAACAATGGATAAAGTCGTACAATGAGGTGCTTGGCACAAATTGGAATTGGACTGACCGAGTTGTTTACGATAATGTGCAGTACGTACACGGTGAAGGAGGCACGGCAAGAACACGAGCCAAAAACGATATGCAGTCAACCGTACAAGGACACATTCACACACAGGCTTATACTGAGTGGATGGTTGGCAATAAGTTTAAGATTCTTGCAATGCAAGTAGGTTGCGGTATTGACCGAGAAAGCTATGCAATGGCATACGCTAAAAACTACAAAAAGCAGGCAATTGGTTGTGGTGTTGTCATTGGAGGACACACAGCGATTAACTGCCTAATGGACTTATAGGTTACCAGAGGCGTATATCTGTCCGTACTTCATAAACTCTAAAAGACAGGCTTGATAGGTGTGTTCTATGACACTTCCTTTCTCAGCAGGCTTTGCAAATATACCTGCGGATGCGAGCCGAGCAACCATCGTAGTCCATCCAAAGTTATATTTGGGAGCAGATGATTGGCTCTTTTCGTGAGTTCTGTCAAAGAATGCTGGATATCCTTCTTGAATGTGTGATTGAACAAAAGAAAAAAAAACGTAGCGGACAGTATTGCATCCATATTTATATCCTGCCATTCCTTTAACCTTCGTGCAAACTCGATGTCAGTTACTTCTTCAGGGCCACGAGCCAATGCAGCCAACAAAACAAGTCCAACATCTGCATTATTGTCCTGGTCATACTCTGAATCTTGTAAGAATTTCATTGCATCGTTTGCGTTTTCCCAATCTCCAACCGTCATAAAGGGTTTATCTCCTGCTTGTGCCTTGCCAAGTATTGGAATCTGATACATAACGTCATTGTGCCAAAACTCTTTGACCTGTGGCACTTCCTCCATCCACATCATAAGGTTGCCAAGTATAGCAGAGAACTCCATTACGTTTGCCTCACTTGCGTTTATGCCAAGCATAGAGCAAACAAGTCGCACGTTGTTTTTGACAACATCTTCTTCTGGTTGTGCAAAGGGTGCAATGCGTTCCTTATAGTACGTGTAACTGACTTCGTGCCATCCGGACGGTAACTCAACGGTTTGCTGTCCGTCTAATGTAGTAATCTCCAATGTGAACATACCTAAAGATAAATTTTTTTCAGTTAGGTACTTGCATATCCGGTTGCAGTGTTTATATTTGGTATAAATTATTAACATTATGTACAACATTAAGTCAATTGAATTACACAACAAAGCAGATTACATTGTGTATTACAGCACTAAAGATTACAACACATCTGCAACAACGTACACAACTATCAAAGGCTATGACTTTGAGGATTGGTATGAAAATTTGAACAGTATTAAAAAGCTGTGGCCGACATTTGCCGAGATGGTTAACGACGTCACTGGCTTGTACTTTTATATGAATAAATATATGACGTACACAACTGAGCTATATTATGAGGAAAAGTATTACGGTGAGGAATGGTATATGCGCCGCAACGAGGAAGTAGACTTTGAGGTATGTCCATACGACGCATTACGTGACGCAGAACAAAACGATTAATTATGAATTACACACAAGAAACAATGAGAAAACAACAAGAAAGAGAAAGAGCAGTAATGCACCTTGATGACTTTTTGCATACTGCCGAGATTGAGGACTTTGTAGGCATTGTAAACGAGACAATGGAAAAGCACTATTATCACGACTTAGACAAGAAGTACTTTAACCACCATACTTACCAGCGTATTGAGTTAACGGTAAACAATTGCCATCCTAAGGCACGAGCCATTGCAAGCGTGCTTGGTGATATGCCTGTTAAGGAATTTGCAATACACGTTGCATCGGTATTGCGTAACGAGTACGGAGGACATAACTTTGTATCATTTATTACTAAACTTATTAATGAATTAGAAGATGACACTATTGGATAAACTAAACCCAGAACAAGTGACAACCTTGTTACTGAAGAAACACGAGCGACCTATGCACTATGAGCGTGCAATGGTTGCCCTAACAAATAACGACAACGTATTTCAGTTGTCTGTCGGTGATGCAATTTGCGTTATTGATATGTGTGAACTTGACGAATGTGCAAGTGGATTGTATGACCTTTATAAATATTTTAAAAATGACTAATTACGAGATTCTAAGAAAACCGATACAGCCTAACGAGATTGAGTGGCGTGTACAAAGTGCGAAAGGTGGCAAGACCACGATTGTGCCATACATCCAGAGCCGTGCTGTAATGAATAGATTTGACGAGGCGTTTGGCCCTGAAGGATGGAAGGACGAGTACAGAGAATGGAAAGGCAAAGGTGTGATGTGTACGCTGTCAGTCATAGGCCAACACGGAGACTGGATAAGCAAAGAAGACGGTGCGGATGATACAGCCATTGAGTCAACTAAAGGCGGAATCTCTGACGCACTAAAACGTGCTGCTGTCAAGTGGGGAATGGGTAGAGACTTGTACGAGTATCCGCTTGTACAAATAGAAGGCGAGATGCGCTTTGTGCCTGGCGAAATACGTGGACGGCTTGACCAGATGACCACAATGATAAATGCAGGCGACTTTACTAAAAAATATGTATTAATAAATAAAACAAAATGATGAATAAATTACAGAACATAGAGTATAACGGATGGACAAATTACGAAACCTGGCGTATCAATTTAGAATACTTTGACGGCAGTGCCGAGTTTTACATTGATGACGCTGAACAATGGTTGCTAGGCCGTGAAGATTACGTATTTGGCGATGACTTGCCAGATTATATAATTGATTTATTGCGCCATTTTGTAGCGGATAATTTACGCCACGAGTTTGCAACGCACATTGAAGAGTATTGCGGTGATGAAATGTTGCAAGGTTTATTATTTGCTTTCCAAAGTGATGTAAACTATTACGAGATAGCGACGCACCTGGTTGACACAATGCTTGAGGAATTAAAATTGTACGATGACGCTGATTAAAAATGTAAACCACATAAAACAAGCCATTGATTTTACCGGTTTACAGAATGACAAGATACATCCATCAGATATTGATGCTGTGCTTGAATTCGACAATGAAGCGTTGATATTGATGGAATTGAAAAATCATAATAGTAAGGGCATACCAATAGGTCAAAGACTAATATTAGAAAGAATTGTTGATTCCTGGCATACAGTAAAAGCAACAGCACTTAAAATAGAACACAATCAATTAGGAACTGAACCTATTGATTTGTCTAGGTGTGCTGTCAAATCTTACTATATGAACGGAATGTGGATAGATACTGATATTATGGTTAAAGATGCCTTGAACTCACTCGGTTACTTTTGGAAAATTTCTAAACTTAAGTTTATATGAGTTGGGAATTTAACGCCTATGACAAGATAGAGGACTTGCATATCTCAGAAGAGGAGGCAAGGGACTTGAAGTTTAAGCAACTGATGCACCTGGAGCATATCCTTAAAACATCGACTTACAACGATGAGCAATGTGAGGACATACTGCAAACAGCAGAGGCCTCAGATATGTTTGAACGTCAAGCATTGATTAATAAAGTGTACCAGAATCAGCTTGACCCTATTCGTGAAAGGGACAGCTATTCAAGTACTGAGGCAGCAAAGCGTGCTGCAAGCAGATAATTATTATATATTCACGACCTAAATTATTTTATTATGAATACAAGACACGTTTTTAAACGTATTGAGGAAAACTATGACTTGAGCAGAGCGCATTTGACCTGCTCAGACCGTAGCAAGCGATTTGTTGAGATGCGACAATTTGTGTGCAACTTTCTTAGAGAGGAAACGCCTATGTCGTTAAAGGAGATAGGCAGGGCATTGTGCCGTGACCACGCTACAATTATAAATTCAATTAAAAAGTTTAACGACCGTATGGACACAGACGAAGAGTATGCCAACAGATATGCCGACTTCGTGTACTATATGAAACGCAGTAAGTCAGATACTAAGCACGACAAAGCCATTAAGGTTTTGGAACTTATAGAAGGTAAGCCAACAATCGGAGGCAGATTAAACGTAATCAAAAAACTCTTGACTGATGGCTCTAAAGTGGTTTAAGTTCTATCCACAAACGTGGATGTCTGGAAGGATAATGTTGGAATCGCACACCGTCAAAGGTGTGTTTATTGACTGCTGTAACTTGTTGTTTACACGTGAGTGTGATGTTGACGAGGAGATGCTTAGAGAGTATATCCGCAACGACAAAGCAATTGACCGATTATTCAAGCGTGGCTTTATGCGTATTGAGAATGACCAGGTGGTTATCGATTGGATATGCGAGGAGGTTGAAGGTGCTGTTAATCGCACTAAACTTGCACAAGAAAAAGCGCACAAAAGATGGAACGGCAATGCAACGGCAATGCAACAGCATAGCAACGGCAATGCTAAAATAAAAGAAGAGAAAAAAACAGAACAGAAGTTTAATAAACCAACAGAGAAAGAGGTTGCTGATTACTTTAAAGAAAACGGTAAACCTATATCTCGTGCATCTGAGTTTTTTCTCTACTATGACTCCCAAGGTTGGATAAAGAAGAACGGCCTTGAGGTTAAAAATTGGAAGTCAACTGCACGCACTTGGTGGAAAATGGACGAAAAGTCAAAACCTAATTATAAATTTGCCTAATGAAACACGAGAAAATAGAGGCGATTGTATTAGGTTCTATCCTAATGGAGAAAGGTGCATATCACGTTGTATCTAATATCTTACAACCTGATTACTTTACCGGATGGCACGAGGAGGTGTACACGGCAATTGTCGAAGTAAACGCAGACGGAAAGCCTATTGACCTTTTAACCGTATGCGACAAACTAAAGGCAAAACGCAGCAACCTTAAACCTTATGACGTTGCAGCATTGACTAACAAGCTTGGAAGTTCTGCTAATATTGAGGCACACGCTTGGATACTGAAAAACAGAGCCATAAAGCGAGAACTCGAACTAATGGGTTTAATGATTGCACAAGAGGCCGAAAAGGACAACGTATCGGTCAATGACCTGCTTGATAATGTGCAACAGCGAGTTAACGCAATGACTACAAGTTTTGAGCAGGTAAAGCCTGAAAGACTTGGCACAATTATAAACCGTGAACTTGCAGAACGTAGCACAAGAGAGGGAGGAATGATGGGAGTGCCGACAGGACTGCATAAATGGGACAAAGCAATCGGAGGATTGTACACAGGAGTTCACGTGGTTGCTGCACGGCCTGCGATGGGTAAGACAGCGTTTGCAGTTAGTATTGCGGTAAATGCGTGCAGGGAGTTGCCTGTTTGCTTTTGGTCTGGCGAAATGATTAGAGACAAGATTGCACTACGTGTAGAGTCTTATCTAAGCGGCATACAGACAGAGCGGTTACGACTCAACCGAATAAACGACTCCGAGCGTATGAAGTACGACCAAGCACACGTTACAATGCAGGATTTAGACTTTGAGGTTGACGATACGCCAAGTATTAACTTTGCTCAGCTACGTATTAAGTGCTTAAAATGGAAGGCCAAATACGGCAAGTTTATTCTTGTTATGGATTACCTTGGACTTATGGACGATGGCGGTGACGAGTACAGAGGCGTGACACAGAACTCTAAAAACATTCACGCAATGGCAAACGAGTTGGATATTCCAATTGTATTGCTGCATCAGTTAAGTCGGAGCGTTGAGTCCAGAACGGATAAAGTACCACAACTGTCTGACCTACGTGCCTCAGGTGGTATTGAGCAAGATGCAGACACGGTAACTTTTTTGTATCGACCTGAGTACTACGAATTGACAGAAGACCCTATACGAGGTGGAGAGACTGAGAAAGGCAAGGCATACGGCATAATTAAGAAAAACCGAGAAGGCGAGTGCCTGGTTTGTGACTTGAGGTTTGTCGGCCAAAGTAGTCGGTATGAGAATTGGGATGTTGACAATGTGGGCTTTGCGCCATTTTAAAATTTAGTAAATTAGGGATATGCTTGACACTTATGAAACAATAGCAGAGGGATACTTACACTTGTTTGAGAAACGAGTCTGTGAGTACCTGGTTACAGGAAACATAAACGCACTACGAGAGGCACACGATGAAATCTTTGGCCTTGAGGTTGACAAGTCTTACTTTGAGTGGTCACGCCTTGAGGATTATCTTACGATTGTTGGCCAACTGCTGTATGCGTTTGACTCTAAGAATGAGAAGATTCTAAAGATGAAACAGGCACAACTACTTAGATTTTGGAACAATGTATAAATACAGCGAAAAGAAAAACACCTTAACCTGCATCTGTGGCAAATGGAAATGCGACACGTCAGAGAAAGGTATACAGATATGCGATTGTGGCAAGTTCACTTACACATACGCAACAAGACCACACAGTTGTGGTTGCAGGGGTAAAATGGAGGACGTGAAGAGCGTTAGTTATGATAAAGTTAAAGATTACTTATAATGAACAAGCAGTTAATTTTAGGAAGGGTTGGACAACAACCAGAAATCGTGGATGCAAATACGACAATTTGCAAGTTTAGTGTTGCAACGTCAGAGCGTTGGACTAAGAACGGAGAGAAGCAGGAGCGCACAGATTGGCACAATGTGGTGGCGTATGGCAAGACAGCCGAGACACTACACAAGTACGTAAACAAAGGTGACCAAATTTACATTGAAGGAAAGACTCGACACCGTAAATACCAAGACAAAAACGGAATAGACCGTTATGCAGTAGACGTAGAGGTTACAAGCTTTGAGTTTGTTGGTAGCAAGACACAATCAAAGACAGAGCCAGTAGCTGATACAGGTTATGACCACAATTTGCCGTTCTAATGGGACTAAGACAGAAAATCAAGGATGCAGTTCCTCAAGACATTGACCACGCTCTGGTAGTGTACGTTAATCGTAAGGGTGTAGTCACGGCAGGAATGCACGGAGATGCAAACAAGTGTGCCGAGGGGTTACTTGCATTGATGAAGAATGACGAGGTGGTGGAGAAAATACTCACAGCAGTCGTTAAAACTTATGAAGAGTCAGAGAGAACTGTTTGAGTTTGTTTGGGCAACTCGTGACCACGTAAGCGAGGTATCAGGCAAGCCGTTATTACCACGCCATCATTATCAATGGCATTGGCAATTTGCTCACATACTAAGCAAAGGGCAGTATCCTTCGTTTAAACTAAACCCTGACAATATAATGTTAATGCTCCCAGAAGAACACGAGAAGCAGGAGCGATATGATTTATTTAATGAACGCAAAGAAGCGTTGAAACGACAGTATTATGAAAACAAGAATTGACATAGAGTACAATGGAGAAATGACCACATTGTTTTGCA